TTATTCGGCTGCACAGACTGGCTCCTTCCTGGAGTTTGATAGCGGTGCCCTGGTTGTCTCCGTCAAAGACGAAGATAACATGTCGTCTAATAGTGCCGAGCACGTTCCTACTCAACAGTCTGTCAAGGCATATGTTGATGGTGCTACAGCTAATATGGTAGAAACAAACGACAATGTGAATGCACTTGTCGGCTCTACAACTGGTCAAACGGTGCCTCAAGATGGTGGTGCTGATAACTACCTGTTCCTTGTCGTTGACAAGTCTGACGGTAGTATTAAAGTTATTGATAAGAACTTTATCGAAGCTGAGGGCTGATGTTAGAAGCAGTAGTACCAATCGCTTTAGCAGGTGCCACTGGTTTTTCTGTGCTGATTACCCGCCTCCACTCGCGGGTTTCAGCATTGGATCAAAGAGTTGATACCTTTGAACTTAGAGTGGCATCAGAGTATGTGTCTAAAGCAGACCTCAATGAAATTGTAGATCGGGTTGAAGCACATATGACTAGAATTGAGAACAAGCTTGACCGAATTATTTTTAAATGAAAACGTGTAAACACTGTAAATTACAAAAATCTATAGATAGTTTCCCACGAAACAAATCTTACAAAAGTGGATACTGCAACACTTGCAAAAAGTGTAGAAAACAAATGTATCCGCACTCTGAATCTACTAAACAAAAAGCCTACGAACGTCAGATTAAACGTAATTACGGTATTACATTGGAAGATTACCATCGTATGTATGAAAATCAAGATGGAGTATGTGCTGGATGTAAACAACCGTCTGAAGTAAAATTTCACATTGATCATGATCATCATACAGGCAGAGTCCGTGGGCTGCTCTGCGGTAATTGTAACAAAGCTTTAGGGCTTCTTCACGATAACCCAAACACTCTTAAAAACCTTATTGAGTATTTAAATGATTAAAATTCTTCGTCCAATCCTTTTTGCATTCTTAATGTCGGATGCTGTCAAACAATTGGTTATTGACCTGTTGTCTGCCTATGCCAAGGAAACTGAGACCACCGTTGATGACATTGCTGTTGAAATGGTAAAGAAAGGTCTTGGTAAATGAAAACCTGTACAAAATGTAGTGCAGAAAAACCACTTGATAAATTTTACAAAAGTAAAACAGGTCCTCAAGGTCGTTCTAGTGAATGTAAAGAGTGTACCAATAAAAGACAAAAAGAAAACTATTGTCCTAAAAAAGCATTAGCTAAAAGTCTTAAATCTAAATACAATTTATCTCTTAAACAATACGATGACATACTATCTGCTCAGGATAATTGTTGTGCTATTTGTGGTACAGATAGTCCTGGTAGACACGGTCGTTTTGTAGTAGATCACAACCACAATACTGATGAAGTACGTGGTCTTCTTTGCTGGTCCTGCAATGTTGGCATCGGTCATCTTAAAGATTCACCAAAAGTTCTTGCTTCTGCATTAACTTACCTAACAACTCGTGGAAATTATGAAAAAGAAAGCTAGCGAACAGGTTTTTAACGAATTACATAACCTCGTCACTACAGAACTGCTAGACCGTATTAAGTCTGGTGAAGCTACCACAGCAGACATTAAAGCTGCGATTGAGTGGCTTCATAAAAACGACATCTCAGGCTGTGCCTATGATGGTAACCCGCTAGATAAATTGGCAAACATCATGCCACAAATTGATCCAGAAATGGTACAGCAGAGGCTTTATGGCAAGTCGCACGTCTGAATACTACAAAAAGAACCCTGCTGCTAGAAGTCGGCGCCTTAAACAGCAAAAACGTTACCAAAAGAAACCTAGCCAAGTAGCTAAACGTGTTGAGCTAAATCGCATCAACCGTGCTATTGGTAAAAAAGGAGATGGCAAAGATGTGTCTCATTGTAAAAATGGTGGCACACGTCTAGAAAATGCTTCAAGTAATCGCAAACGTAATCGCGGAAAACTAAAGTGTAAAAAATGACGCCTCTCTTTCCTACGCCTGACCATTACCTTTATAATCTAATAGCCATGACAAGCCCTGAAGCTAAACGCCTTTGGAGGCGTGCAATCAAAGAGCATTTTAATTGTCAATGTGTTTATTGTGGAGAATCTTATGACTTATCAGAACTTACTCTTGATCATGTTCGTCCTCGCTGTCGCGGAGGAGGAGATTTTAAAAATGTTGTACCCGCATGTTTACGGTGCAATCAGGCTAAAGGAAGTAACAATTGGCTCTCGTGGATGAGAGCTACTTTTGGTATCACACCTAGAGAACAACTTATTTTATCTTATATTAAATAATGGATCCGTTTTTACAAAATATTGGCAGACTTATTGTCAACAGAAATAACGCAGTCGGTGGCGGTCAAGGTAACCGTCGAGCACGTGTAACCTCTTCTCGTAATCGTAGCACACGTACTGCATCACGTCGCCCTACATCCTCTCAAACACGCCCACAACGCTCTAGAGCAGCCCGTGGTAAAGCAGTAGTTACCCAAGGTAAGCGTGGTCCTGCACGTGGAGCACAGGGTCCTCGTAACCCACCCCAACAAGGTCCAGTCCGTAGTACTCGCAATATTACTATTGGTGGTAATACTGGACGTTCCGCTCCTCCCCAACCTAATGCTGTAGATCGAATTGGTGGTAAGCTATTACGTCAAGGTCTTAATAAACTTGGATATACCCCTTCTAAAACTACCACACCTAAAGATTTGATGGGTATCTTTAACCTTGTCAGAGGTCTTGTAACTAATCCTAGTGCAGCTGCTGGTGCTATTGGTTTGTTTGGTCTTGCTGAAGGCATAGCTACTTCTAGAACAGCTGATGGTACTCTTAAAGACATGCCTAAAGCTCAAGGCTATTCAGGTATGGCTGACATGTCTGGTGATCCTATTAAACCTACAGCTCAACCTACAGCTCAACCTACAGCTCAACCTACGCTAAGTGCTGGTGCTCAAAGCTTTGATCGTGCCTTTGCTCAAGCTCGTAGTCAAGGTCTAGCTGAATTTACCTGGCGTGGTAACCGCTATAACACCAAATACGCTGGCGAATAATGGCTTTTTATAAACCTATTCAACCTCAAAGAAATCGAAATCTACTAGCAATGACTCAAGGTCAAGCTATGCAGATGCTTCAAGCTACTACTCAAGAAGCTAAAAAAGGTAACATTACTCCTCAATCTTATGCTGATGGGCTATTTGAAACCATTAATTATGCAGTTAGTCCTGATCAAACAAGACGTACTATTCGTAATATTTTAGCGTCTCCAATGGGGGCGCTTTTTATTAATAATCCTAAACTTATTCCACCTCAATTATTACAAGGTGTTAGCGGTAGTACAACTCGATTAGGACAAGATCTTCTTAAACAAGCAAAAAAAGATAATCTTCTTAGGTCAGATGTTACTCATAAAGAAATTGGTGAAAAGTTTCAACGACCTCTTTATAATGCTCTAAGAGAATTTATTAAAATTAATAAAAATAATCCTCAAGTTAATCAATTAATTAGAAAGGCTTACCCTAAAGCTACTTTTGGTAATGAAACTCCTTTAGAAGGGCTTATGTACGATCTTTACAGATAAAAAATGAACACCCTTGACTTGCTCAAGGATGATTTCAAGCTGTTTCTGCAAGCCCTGTGGGGACAGCTTGATCTACCATCCCCTACCCGAGCACAATATGCTATCGCAGATTACCTACAACACGGTCCCAAACGTCTACAAATCCAAGCCTTCCGGGGCGTTGGAAAGTCCTGGATTACTGGTGCTTTTGTTCTTTGGACTCTGTTTAACGACCCTGAAAAGAAAATTATGATTATTAGTGCGTCTAAAGAACGTGCTGATAACATGTCTATCTTTCTTCAAAAGCTTATTATTGAAACACCCTGGCTAGCTCACATGAAACCAAAAGCTGAAGACTCACGTTGGTCAAGAGTTAGCTTTGACATCAATTGTAGCCCTCACCAAGCACCTTCTGTTAAGTCTGTAGGTATTACAGGTCAGCTTACCGGTAGTCGTGCTGATTTGATGATTCTTGATGACATTGAAGTACCTGGTAACTCAATGACTGAACTAATGCGTGAAAAGCTTCTTCAACTATGTACTGAAGCTGAATCTATCCTTACTCCTAAAAAAGATTCACGTATTATGTACCTGGGTACACCACAGACAACCTTTACTGTCTATCGTAAGCTAGCTGAGAGGTCCTACAAGCCCTTTGTTTGGACTGCTAGGTACCCAAGGAAGGTAAGTCAGTATGAAGGGCTTCTAGCGCCTCAGCTACAGGAAGACATTGATAATGGTGCCAAATCTTGGAGTGTAACAGACCCTGACCGATTTAATGAAGATGACCTTATTGAACGTGAAGCCTCTATGGGGCGTAGCAACTTTATGCTACAGTTTATGCTCGACACCAGCCTTAGCGATGCCGAGAAATTCCCACTCAAATGTGCAGACCTGGTCGTTACCTCTGTCAACCCTTCCACCGCACCAGAGGCGGTGGTGTGGTGCTCCGATCCATCTAACATCATCAAAGAACTCCCAACTGTTGGGCTACCTGGAGACTATTTCTACTCTCCAATGCAGCTCCAAGGAGACTGGAATCCCTACACCGAAACAATCTGCTCGGTTGACCCGTCGGGTCGTGGTACAGATGAGACAGCAGCAGCTTTTATTTCCCAACGAAACGGTTTCCTGTACCTGCACGAAATGCGTGCTTATCGAGATGGATACTCGGACAAGACATTATTGGACATTCTAAGAGGTTGTAAAAAATATGGAGTAACTAAACTCCTAATTGAAACAAACTTTGGTGATGGTATGGTAAGTGAACTATTTCGTAAACACCTCCAACAAACCAAACAATCAATAGACATCGAAGAGGTACGTGCTAATGTCAGAAAAGAAGACAGAATCATTGATGCTCTGGAGCCTGTTCTTAATCAGCACCGTCTTGTTGTTGATAGGTCTGTCATCGAATGGGACTTCAAGTCCAACCCTGACGCTGCACCTGAAGAACGACTCCTATACATGCTCTTCTATCAAATGAGTCGTATGTGTCGTGAAAAAGGCGCAGTTAAACACGACGACAGATTAGATTGTCTAGCTCAAGGTGTAAAATATTACACAGATGCAATGGCAATCTCTGCCTATGAACAGATGAAATTAGAACGTCAAGAAGACTGGAAAGACATGAATGAAGCATGGCTAGATGACCCCCAAACTGCTGTAAATCATATGGCTTTTGGTATGACCCTCCAACAACGCCAAAAAGCTAGACAGCTAAAGGGATCTGGACGTGTAGCTAAGTGGATTTAGTGGTGTCGTAGACAACACCTAATTCTATTGTCGGATGTATAAGGGGGAGGGAAGGGTGGACCCGAACCTGGACGGGGACCTATAAGACAACAAGTTGCCTTAACGGTCCCCTTTACTAATGTCCGCTGGATGGACATTCTGTAAGTACCACCAAAACCAAAAGACACAAAACTTACTCTAAACTTTACTGAATCTAATTACTCAATGCTTACTCTGAAAGTAAGCTCTGTGAATCTTATTACTACTTCCACCTTAACATGCTTCCAACCCACTCTGTAGAATACGTACACTCCACTCCTGATGGGGATAACTTAGTAGCCTATATGGCTAGAGTATCTAATCCATCTAATCAAAATAATAAAGACACAGCTCCTAAGCTTATTAAATATCTAATTAAACATAAGCATTGGTCTCCTTTTGAAATGGTCTCTATGTGTATTAAGATTAATACCACACGTAGTATTGCTGCCCAAATACTTAGGCATAGATCATTCAGTTTTCAAGAATTTAGTCAAAGATACGCTAAAGTAACAGATAAACCAATTGTACAAGACTTACGTATGCAAGACCCAGTCAATAGACAAAATTCTATTGATTCAATGAATGCTTATGATAAACAACAGTTTCAATTACAGTTAAGTCAGCATTATGACCAAGCTATGTGGTTGTATAACCAGATGTTAGCAGCAGGTGTAGCAAAAGAGTCAGCTAGAGACGTATTGCCTCTGTCTAGCCCTACAACCCTGTATATGCATGGTAATCTTAGGTCTTGGTTGCACTATATTGACCTTAGATGCAGTAATGGTACCCAGTTAGAGCATGAAAAGATCGCATTTCAAGCAAAACAACTGGTAGCTATCCATTTTCCGCAGTGTTATGCTGCTATGGAGTCATAAATTTTTAACAGAAATTTGTTAACCCTTATTACGTTGTGGGCGACCGCAGCTTTTCCCCCGTATGGGGGTCGGATTGTTACAGTGTGTGAAGATTTAAGCGAATAGCGAATGGATTGACACGGTGGCGTGGTATACGCGTGCGCGTGCGGTTCATATTTTTGAGGTGATCTGTCCGCGGAACAGTACGTTTGAACTATTTTGTGATTTGGTATCGGTTGATACAGAAAGATCTGCCGATCCATGAGAACTTACATACATCGGGAGGGCAGCAAGCCACCTACCTTGAGAGACAGCCAAGGGCTGATAAGTATCAGGGTCAATTGGCAAGCCGTCCACTGATCACCACAACTTGGGCAGCGGATCGACTACGGTAGCTGTAAGCACCTAGACAACTGAATAAATATCGACGTGAGTAGCGACTGCTGCGACAGCACGACAAGCGGACAGGCTAGTTACCTGTTGTGAGTCTAGGGATGTTGTCGGTTTGGTAAGGGGCTCACCTATCGACGCAACCACCAGCGCATTCGGTCATCATCAACACAGCATAGGGTAAGCTGTCCCAAAAGGGGATAGTGTGACCAATTGCCGACTCACAGGCTTTGTTTGATCATGGGTGACAGGTAGCAAGCGTGAAGCATGGGATCAAATCCTTCTACCTGTTATTGCTAACCACTGAGGTTAGCTATTGTTTAGGATCATGACACCAACCATGAAGAAGGTCACTACAGTTAAGCAAGTTAACGACATTCTCCAAGCCCATGGTGGGTACTGCATTAAAGAGGGCGGCGACTATTACGCCATCTGCCATGACCACTTCATCAGCGAAATGTTTGACAACAAGGCAGACCTCCTTAGCTGGGCAACCTTTACCT